TTTTATTCAGAGAGCGAGGTACACAATCTGTACATACAGCAGTTTACAGAAATGGTATACCGCAAAATACACCTGGTTCAGGTTGGTATGACTTTGCACATGATATTGTATCAGGGGAAGATGTTAAAGTAATTAGCGGAGCCAATAGTGTAATGTATGGCTCAGGAAGTATTGGTGGTACAGTTTTAATAAAAGACTTAATTAAGAAAGGTGTAACAGGCAGACTTGGTAATCAGTCACATAGGTATATCTCAGTAGCACCTACAAACTGGATGCAGATTACAGATTTTTCTGTAAAGCAAAATGCAAGAAACGATAACGAAGAAGAAGACACTTACGAAAATACTAGTGCAAAAATTATTGCAGATGCAGGTGACTTTACATTGTATGTTACTGCAACAGATTATGAATACGATTATGATAATTGTTATACTGCTAGTTGGACACAAAGTAACGATTGCTTACAGGACGGAGAAAGATTCACAGTAAGTATTAGAAACGAATACTTCACAATAGGAAGATCAGAAGACAAAGCAGAATATTTTACTGAAGGTGTTAGTACATATCAAAATGAAAGTAGCAGAGACTTTTTTAGAGTAGGCGATACAGCAAAATTATCTAATTTATTAGATGTCACTTATGGTGTTGATGGTAGCAAAGATCAATACATGGAACAAGAACAAGACAATTACGGAGCCTTTTTTAGTGTAAATGCCAAGTTTGCCTTAGAATACAACTTTGGTATTAGATACGGAAACAATGATCAAAATGCTCTAAGATTAGGTATTGCAAAAGATCAGTTCTTTTTTAATGTAGGTACCAGTTATAGGAGACCTAACTTATATGAACTTTATGGTGATGCTTTTGTAGATCCTAATGAAGAATTACTTCCAGAGGAAGGAGTTGGGTATGAAATAGGATTTGGTGCCATCAGTATTTTTAAATACGAATTTGAAGAAGCGATAGAATATACAGCACCATATTCAGAAACAGTATTGGTTGCACCTGCTACATATGATGCAGATGGAAATCTTTTAACTGAACAAATAAATGAAGAAATTTATTATAATGCAAAATATAATAATTCAGGTGCGTATGATACTCAGGGTATTAGATTTGCTAATACATGGGGACCTTTTAGTATTAATCTAAAAGTTAATGATACAGACCAAACTAGAATACCAGAGTATGTTGGTGTTATTACATGGCAACAGATGTTTAAAGACGTAAATTATAAAGTACAATATTCAGGACAGTTTGATAGAGCACCTGGACCTTATGACGTTCTTTCAGAAGGACAAGAGTTCCTAGAAGATCTTACAAAACTTAGTGTATATATTACAAAAAGATTTACTAATGGAATGAATTTAAACTTTGCAATAGACAACATTACTGATGAGGAAGTTGAAGTATTACCATACTACAATAACCAAGGCAGACAAATTAACTTGACATTACAGTACAATTGGTAGTATAATAAACTATGGCTAAATGTGTTTTAGAAATAAGAGACGAAGTAAATGTTCGTTTTAAAGGGCTTGATGTGAAAGCAAGACGAAAGATTTCTGATGCTTGTAAATATTTTTTACCTCATGCGTATCACATGCCTGCTTATAAATTAGGCAGATGGGACGGGTGTGTGAGGTATTGTGATATTGGAGGCAGAACATATTTTCAGTTATTGGATAAACTAGTACCTATTATTACTGAAGAAGGCTATGAAATAGAAATAATAGATCAAAGGCAACCTTGGAGTTTTGAATTTGATAAAGTAGAACAAACTAGTTATGAAAATGTAGCATGGCCTAAAAAACATCCAGCAGAAGGACAGCCTATTATACTCAGAGATTATCAGGTTGAAATAATTAATAAGTTTTTAGAAAACACACAATGTTTGCAGGAAATTGCCACAGGTGCTGGTAAGACATTAATTACAGCCGTACTTAGTCATAAGTGTGAAGATTATGGCAGGACTATAGTTATAGTGCCTAATAAAGATTTAGTTGTGCAAACAGAAAAAGATTATAAAAACTTAGGCTTAGATGTTGGTGTATTGTATGGTGACAGAAAAGAATATGATAAAACACATACAATTTGCACATGGCAAAGTTTAAGTATATTAGAAAAGAAAAGTAAAAATTATGAGGCAGATTTTCCAATAGATCAATTTTTAGATAATGTTGCCTGTGTAATGGTAGATGAAGTCCATAAAGCAAAAGCAGACGTCTTAAGAAATTTATTAAGTGGTGTTTTTGCGAATGTTCCTATTAGATGGGGACTTACAGGAACTATCCCTAAAGAGGAGTATGACGCAGTTGGTTGTACTTGTAGTTTAGGTCCTGTAGTAGGAAAAATGAGCAGTAAAGAATTACAGGACATGGGTGTACTTGCAGACTTAGATATTAGTATTTTGCAACTACAAGATGGAATGATACAATTTGGAAACTATGCTCAAGAGTTGAAATGGCTAGTAACTGATGAAAAAAGGCTAAAGGAAATATCTGAAATAATTAAAGGTGTTGCAGTAAATGGTAATACGTTAGTTTTAATAGATAGAATAGCAACAGGAGAACGTTTAGAAGAGTTGAATCCTGACTGGGTATTTGTATCTGGTTCAATGAAACAGGCAGACAGACAAGAAAATTATGATGATGTTTCTCAAATGGATAATAAAGTAATAGTTGCAACATATGGTGTTGCGGCGGTGGGTATTAATATACCAAGAATATTTAATTTAGTTATGTTAGAACCTGGAAAAAGTTTTGTAAGGGTAATACAAAGTATAGGCAGAGGCATTAGAAAAGCATCTGATAAAGACTATGTAAATGTATTAGACATTACTAGTAATTTAAAATATAGTAAAAGGCATTTAACAAAACGTAAAGTCTTTTACAAAGAGCAGGGTTTTAGGTTCCAAGTAACTAAAGTTGAGTATAAAAAATAAGGAAAAAATATGAAAATACTAACAGTAGAAAATGACACATATGATATAGATTGTGTACCAGACGAAATAGACGATATAAGATATTGTATTATTGATGGAGGCGATCCTGAATTTGTGGATTTTTACTTCTTACCTCTAATATTTTTAGAGAGTTTTCATGCTCCAGCAATTTGCTTACAAATAGGCCAGTATAATGTACAAATGCCTATGGACTGGAGTATATTATTGTGTGATGAGGATCTTGATGGCATGGAAGTTTTACCATTAGCAAGCCTTAACAATAGAGGCTTTAGATCTCTTGTAATGAATCCATTAACTACAAGGATTCCACAGAGCCTAGAAGTAGGGATTACCAATGTTTACCAAGATGTAAAATGGTATTTTCCTAAATTAAAAAATGGTCACTTGTTGGCAGTTCCATTAGAAGATGGGCCTAATCCAAAATGTGCATATTTTGTAAAAGAGGCAAATAAAGTTAAAGACGTTCAGATAGCAGATCTAGTGTAATGTTAGAGTTGTTAATCTGGAGTTTGATAGTTATTACATGGGCATCATATGGTATGCATGTAATAAAAGAGTATGTTAGAAACCATATAGAATAGGAGAATAAAATGAGTAAAATTGAACCAATAATGAAAAAGCCAAGTTTATTTAGAAGAGTTGTAATGAGTCTTGTAAATGGTTGGAGGCGTGTAATGGATGTAAGATACAATCCACTAAAGTATATTCCAGATCCAAGTTTGCAGACTTACTTTATGTTAGTACTGTTTACTGTATGGAGTGTATTCTTTGGCTTCTTAGCCGCAAATTACTTAGGAATATTTGGATACAATACAGTAGCAAGTATAATTATACATGTTGCTATATTACTTCCATTAGCATTTACTAATGCAATCTTTATAGATGCAGAACGTGATGGTCATAAGTGGCTTAAAGAGTGGAAAGAAGAACAAAATAGATATACTATTGTTGCTAACAGACTCAAAAAAAGTAATTTAACAATTTGGAACCCAAATAAGGAGGCGTAATGGCAAAAAGAAAATTTAGAATAGAAGGCGGCAGATACGGTGGAGAGGCAGTTTTAGGAGAAGTTAATCCTGCATTTGTAAGTTATTATGCAGATAAACAAGATGAACTTGTTGACGCAGTTTTAGAAGCAGAAGATTGGGAACCAAAAGAGGAAGAAACCTCTGATGCATTATTAGATCCAGATGGAATACCACATCCTGCAATGCCTGGTGAAGACTTTTATATGTGGGAAAATGATAACTTTGAACACATTAATAGTGCCTATGCAGATGGTGGATTTACAGTATACGAAGTTCCAGCAGATGGTTCAGACGATTGGGATCACGATAATGAAGTATATGAAGGAGAAGCAATTCATGTTTATGGCAGAGAAGGTGGCTACTTTAGTACTGATGACCAACCTGAATTAATAAATGAAAAGGATGAGGAAGGTAATGAATATGTACCTGTACTTATGTTTCATAGTTCAGAGAAAGGTGGCTTTGGTGCTTGGTTTGTTGAAACAGACGGCGAAGACTTTGATGAATTTAAATTAGGATATGGTGTTGTAGAGACAAATCTAGCAGAATTTGTTGATGCAGTTTTTTATGACAAAGTTGAATTAGAATGTGATTATGATTACATGGACAGCACCGGTAAAAGTTATGATGCTCAAGTAGGCTGGTTAAATACTAAGTGGCACGACACTCAGGAAAACATCGATGAAAACATTGATGAATATCTTGCAGAGTTCGATGAAAATGCAGAATGGGAGAGAGAAAACAGATGAAACGAGTATTAATTTTTGGATTACCTGGCTCAGGTAAATCTACTCTTGCAGAGAAACTAGTAGAGATATTAGGTAATGCAGATTGGCATAACGCAGATAAAATAAGAGAAACATTTAATGATTGGGACTTTTCTCCAGAAGGCAGAGAAAGACAAGCATTGCGTATGCGAGATTATGTTCGTAAAAGTGTTGCTAAAGGACAATATGGTGTAGCAGATTTTGTTTGTCCTACAAATCAACTTCGTGAGCAACATGTTCCTGAGTATGTTATTTGGATGGACACAATTGAAGAAGGCAGATACGAAGACACAAATGCAATGTTTGAAAAGCCCACAATGGATAGTGTTAAAGTTAATGCTATTATAAAAAAAGATGAATGGTGGACTGAAGAAAAAGTTGAAGAATGGGCAAGGTTGATTGCTGTTGATATTAAAGATCATGAATTCCAACCTAAACAACCAACTACACAAATGTTAGGAAGATTTCAACCATGGCACGAAGGACATCAAAAGTTATTTGAAAGAGCATTGGCAAAACATGGGCAAGTAGCATTACTTGTAAGAGATATGCCTTTAACTGACGACAATCCTTGGCAAGTGGATAAGATATGTGAAAACATTGAAATAGCATTGGCCGAACACGCCGGAAAGTTCAGATGTTTCCCTGTACCAAACATTATGAATATTACATATGGTAGAGGTGTAGGTTATAAAATTGAAGAAGAAGTTTTAGATGAGGAAACGCAAAAAATTAGTGCTACCAAAATCAGGGAGCAAATGAGAAAGGATGGAGAATTATAACCATCCTGCATATACGAGGTATCCACAGTTGAAAAATGGAGGCATTGCAGGAGATTTTATTAATAGCGAAGACAACTTAATTACAACTAAGTGGGAAAAAACTTTTGCTTTTACTCCTAAAAAAACAATAACTGGCAAAAAAGTTTGGTTTAAAAAACTTTTTAAAAGAAAAAGGCGGTTAAAGGTTGAACCTCCTCAGTTTCCTGTGAACTCTTTTAATAAAACAGAATATGCAGAATGGGAAGAAATATTAAATTTAAAAATGAGGTAAAATATGTACGAATTTACAAGTGAGAGTGTTAGCAGTGGTCATCCTGATAAAGTAGCAGATCAGATATCAGATGCCGTTGCAACATTTTTAATAGACAAAAATATTAATCACAGAGCCGCTGTTGAAACTTTAGTTACAACTAATATGGTTACACTTGCAGGAGAATATAAAAGCGATAAGTTTGATAAAGATATTATTGAACACATTGTAAGAGATGTTGTTAAAAATATTGGCTATGAGCAAGACGGATTTCATTGGGCAAAAATGTCTATATACAACGAACTACACGGACAAAGTCCTGATATTGCTCTAGGTACGGATGACTTTGGTGCAGGAGATCAAGGATTAATGTTTGGATATGCTTGTAATGAAACAGATAATTATATGCCTAGTGCAATTTATTACAGTCATGAGATACTAAAAGCATTAGAAGAAGCCAGACGTAACGGTGCTGATTGGATAGGGCCTGACAGTAAAGCACAGGTTACATTTAATTATGATAGTGTTGGAAAACCTATTGATATTAAATCAGTTGTTTGTAGTACTCAACATAGTGATGACCTTAGTATAGAACAGGTTAGAGAACGTGTAATGGATATTATATTGCCTACAGTAGAAGATAAATTTAATTCTAAAACTGTATGGCTTATTAATCCTACTGGTAGATTTGTTATTGGCGGTCCTGATGGAGATAGTGGTATTACAGGCAGAAAAATTATTGTAGACACATACGGTGGTTATGCTCCACATGGTGGCGGTGCCTTTAGTGGTAAAGATTGTACTAAAGTAGACAGATCGGCCGCCTACATGGCAAGATACTTAGCAAAAAACGTAGTTGCAAGTGGCAAAGCAGAAAATTGTACTATACAATTAAGTTATGCAATTGGTATAAAAGAACCAACTAGTGTTTATGTATATGCTGATGGCGAAGTAAGAACAGACATTGCAGAAGAAATTATTAGCAAAGTTGATCTCACACCTAAAGGTATTATAGACCGATTTGATTTATTTAATTTAGATTTAACAGAAACAACAAACTATGGGCATTTTGGTAAAACAAGTATGCCATGGGAACAGATAGACTTATGGACATAAAAGATAGTATAAGAACAGTACCAGACTTTCCTCTAGAAGGAATACAGTTTAGAGACATCACAAGCATGTTAGAACGCCCAGAAGCGTTCAACAAAGCATTAATAAGTATGAGTAGTGCATGTATGTCCTTTAATGCTACTAAAATTGTTGCAATAGAAAGCAGAGGGTTTATATTTGGCTCTCCTCTAGCAAGAGATATGGAATTGCCTTTAATTTTAGCAAGAAAGCCTGGTAAGTTACCTAACCCTACATATCAAAGAAATTATAAATTGGAATATGGAGAAGCAACATTACATATACAACGAAATTCAGACTTAAATAAAAATGATAAAATTGTTATTGTAGATGATTTAATTGCTACAGGCGGAACAGCAAAAGCATTGGCTAGCCTTATAGCACAATGTTGGAAGGTTCCAAAAGAAAATATCCTAATTCTGGCCGTGATAGACTTGCCCGATTTAGGTGGACGTGCTATAATAGAAAGCGAAGGTTTTAATGTTGAAGCATTAATTGAATTTGAAGGAGAATAATGGCTAAGAAACCGCAAATACCATTAAAGGATATTATGTCTGCGATTGACAAAAAAGACAGAAAGTTTTATAATAATCTGTCAGAGGAAGGTAAAAAGGCCTTTAGTGCCTGGATGATGATGAGATATTGCAGTAGTGTTCAAGGTAAAAATGCCGCAGATTATATTTTTATGACTAACGAATGTGTAAATTATCAGTTTAGTGAAGTAAGTAAACATCCTGAACTGCAATGGTTATTATTAAGTGTATGTGGTGTTGGGTCGGTACAGTTTCATCCTTATATAAAACCGCCTAATAGTAAAAAGAAGAAAAGCAAAGTATTTGATTTTATTTATGAAACTTTTCCGCATATGAAGGCAGAGGACATTAATAACTTAATAGACATAAACAGTAAAGAAGATCTAAAAGCAATGGCAAAAGATCATGGGTATGATGACAAAACAATCAAGGATATCTTTGGAAAATAAATGTAAATGGTGCGATAAAGTATTTAGAAGTGAAAGAACTTTAAGTGCTCATATGTGCGTAAAGAAAAGACGTTGGGCAGATAAAGACTTAACGCATATAAGACTAGGTTACAGAGTATTTCAGATGTTTTATGAACTTAATACGCAGGCAAGTAAAGCCAAAAGTATGGAAGACTTTATAAAAAGCCAATACTATGAAGGATTTACAAAGTTTGGTAGAAGTTGTGTAGTAAATGAATATTTACAACCAGAAAAATTTGCTGAATGGTTAATTAAAGAAGGTAAAAAATTAGCAGATTGGAGTAAAGATAAGTTATATGATGAATACTTATTAACTTATGTTAAGAAGGAACCAGGACTTAAAGCATTAGAGAGAACTATAATGTACTTTAATAAATGGAGTGAAGAAACAGGAAACGATTGGCAAGATTATTTTCAAGTTGTAACACCAGCAAGAGCAGTACATGATATAAGAAGTGCTAAAGTAAGTCCCTGGGTATTATATTTAAGTGAGACAGGCGGAGAATTACTTACTAGATTTAATGATGAGCAGGTAAAAATGATACAGCACATTATAGATACAACTTTTTGGATGAAACAATTTGGACATAATAGAGAAGAAGTAGAGGAAATTAAAACAACATGCGAGGTTGCAGGAATATGAAAGAAAATACGACAAACGAAATGTGGGATTTAGATGATTTAATAGATCTAACATCAAAATGGCATCATGATAGAAACCTTATTGATGGTGCAACTAGTAAAGATCAAGTATTAAAGTTAATACAAGAAGTTGGAGAACTTTCAGATAGTGTATGTAAAGGAGAAGATGTAAAAGACGATATTGGAGATTGTCTAGTTATCCTTATTAATATTGCCGAAAGAGAAGGCACTACATTAGAAGAATGTTTAAATGTTGCCTACAACGATATAAAAGATCGCAAAGGTAAAATGGTTGACGGAATATTTGTAAAAGAAGAATGAACAGAAGACAAGAATTACTAACTATCACAATGGAAGAATGCGGAGAGCTTGTACAGGCTTGTAGCAAATTGATCAGATTTGAGAAAGATAGTTGTCCTGACGATATAAGTAATTTACAAGATGAGATAGGTGATCTTATGTGTATGATTGAGCTTTTAAAAAGAGATGGATTTGTTACAGATGAACAAATAAAAGATAGAATGTTTTTAAAAGAACAAAAATTAATGAAGTGGAGCTCGTTGTTTAATGAGTAAAAATTTAAAAATAGCAGGAAGTTTTGGTCCTAAAATTGCAAAAAGCAAATTAAGTAAAGAGACTACAGAAGCTCTTTATGATATGTGTTTGCAAAGTCAGGTACCTGAGAATCATAAACTTGTTGGCTTCATAAGAGAAGAAAATACTATTACAAATTTACTTAAACAAAATCATAAAGTACATAATGAATTGATAGGTTTAGTAGAAAACTACTTTAAAGAAATAGAAAATGGTATATATAAACGTGTACTTTCAGAAAAAAAGTTTGATAGTCTATTAGAATTAACATCAGGTTGGTATAATAAGCAAGTGGCAATGGAATATAATCCTCCACATAATCACGTAACAGCGGCAGATTTAGTTTGTGTCCTCTATCCCAAAATACAATTAGATGATAATGCAGAAGTATATACTGTAAATCCTACTACTGATCAAGAACAGAAAGGACAAATAAGTTTTATGTATGGGCAATCAGTTGACTTAAACGGATTTACACCTAGCATACTTTCAATACAGCCTGAGGAGGGAGATATACTAATATTTCCTGCAAGTTTAATGCATTTTACAGCACCAGTGTTAGGTGAAAGTTTTAGATATAGTATAAGTTGTAACTTTAACATACATACACATATAAAAAGAATGGCATTTAAAAATGAAAATTGATTTTGATGTAGACATTGATATGGCAAACAGAGATGACTTTCTTAAGTTAGTTAATCACACACCTGCAAGTATTAAAAAGGATAGCACATTTAACAAGCACAATACTGGTGTATACTTTCAAAACATTCCTAATTTTCCTTTAGAAGGCTATAGCACAATAGATCACAAAAAGGCAGAACAAGAAGGATGGTTTAAAGTAGACTTTTTAAACAATCATATTTACACAGGCATACATGACGAAATACATCTGGATAAACTTGTAGACACTGAACCTATGTGGGAATTGTTTGAACACAAAGAAGTTGTAGAACAGTTATTCCACATTAGTAATCATTATGAGATAATTAAGCAACATCTTCCTAATAGTTTAGATCAATTAGCAATGATACTGGCAATAATAAGACCAGGCAAAAGGCATTTAGTTGGAAAGAGTTGGGAACAAATAGAAGCAGATGTTTGGGTAAAGCCCACAGACAATTCTTACTTTTTTAAGAAAAGTCATAGTTATGGTTATGCTTTAGCAATTATTGTGCAATTAAATTTAATTTGTGAGACTTAATCAGTTTTACGAACTAGTTGAACACCACGTCTTTTAATTCTTTTTTTAATTAAATTCTGTAAAGACGTCATAGGTCCAAATAAAACTTCTACATCTTTCATTACGAATGTAGATAGGAAAGGAACAAATTCCTTCATTTCGTGGTTTAAAAAGATATCTATTGGTAATTGTCTATTGCTTTCCCACCACCACATATCACCGTATTCTAAAAACTTACGTTTTACTTCTATAGATGGCATTTTACTTATATCATAAAATGTACAAATAGCATTGTCGTGATTCACTACTATGCCTACATACTCATTACCACCATATGTGATGCCAGTAAGGAATGGATAACGTTCTTGTGCCTCTGATATAAGTTTTTCTTTCTCCACAATGTTATTTATGTTCCATTATGATAAATACTACAATATAAAGAGTAAATAACTATATGAGTTACGGAGATCACAAATTATTTTTATACGAAGACGTAGTTGATCTTGTGATCGACTCGGATGGATTATATGTGGATAACAGACCTATGAATAATAAAAAACTAACAGCACATAAAGGCTTGTCTAATGAGATAACTTTTAGCATAAGAAATAAAGACAGAAAACTACAAAATGTAAACTCAGATTTATTAAGAGGTACTTTAATTCATCCTTATACAGGAAAGAGAATATTTTCCAGATTGTTAGAACATACAGGAACTACTGGACAAGTAAAACTTAATATGGCAGAAGGTGATTTAACAAATTTACAAGCAGGCTTATATCAGTTATATGTAACTAGAGAAACTTCAGAAAGTTTAGAGCTACCTGTGTTTGCAGATCAAAATAATAACATTAAGTTTGATATAGAAGTAAAAGATCAAACTAAAAAGACACCAGTTGAAACTCAAACATCTAATGTAGCTCAACAAATGCAGGTAACTAATACAAATAATGGTGATGAAGGTAATGTTTTTGTGACATCTGCATTAAAAGGTAATCAATCAAGAAACTTTACATCATGTTTACATAGTATTGCTATTCATCCAGATGCATTTACAGGAAAGTTTTCTATACAAGCAAGTTGTGTTGAAAATACACCTGATACTGCTAACAACAGCAGTGATTGGTTTAATATAGAAAAAGATGTTTCATTAA